AGCAACAACAAGCTCAACCATATTAGGTGCTTATGATCCTGAAATCTTCAAGATTGATGGTGGTATGAAAGTCGCAGCAATTGTAGCTAGTTCTACAGCAAACCTATACATAGACGAGTTAAGCGAATGAGACGAAAACTCGATGATGGTCAAATCTTTCATTGGCACGAACCAACAAAAGAAATGGCTATCGAGCATGTGCAGGATATTCAACCCCTTATTGACTCAAACAAACGACTACAACAAGAAGATCACCACATAGCTGATGATTTTAGGTTATCTGCAAGGATTCCTATGACTGTGTATTACGAATGGAAGAGTAAATATGGGGTTGATATGTTTAACCCAAATCACAAAGAGGGCGTTA